ACACCAATTCATGCAAGAGGTGCTCTCCTTTATAACCACTACATCAAGGAACGGAAACTGACTAACAAGTATTCTGCCATTAACAATGGTGAGAAGATCAAGTTTTGTTATCTGAAAAAACCAAACTTCATCCATGAGAATGTGATTTCGTTTATCTCTGAGTTCCCTAAAGAGTTAGGGCTTGACCAATACATTGATTATGATCTACAATTTGAGAAAGCATTCTTAGAACCTCTCAAGGTTATTCTTGAGGCCATTGGGTGGAAGATGGAGAAAACTGTCACTCTAGAATCATTCTTTGGATAATGGAATTGCCTATTAACAGAACAGAGTTTGAGAAGATTCTTGCTTTATTGAAGCATAAGGATAATGCTCTCTATGCCAAACTCTGGACTTACAAAATGAACTACATGAAGGAGAAAAATGGATTTTCTTAAAGATCTTATTAAAGAAGTTGGTGGAGAGTATGCTTCTCTTGCATCAGAAATAAATGAGACGGAAACTTATGTGGACACAGGTTCGTACATTTTTAATGCACTGGTCTCAGGTAGTTTATTTGGTGGTGTATCTGGGAATAAGATTACTGCTATTGCTGGAGAGTCTTCTACTGGAAAGACTTTCTTTTCTCTCGCTGTGGTTAAGAATTTTCTTGATTCTAACCCCGATGGTTATTGTCTCTACTTTGATACTGAAGCCGCTGTTAACAAATCCCTACTTGAGTCTAGGGGTATTGACCTCACTCGGTTAGTTGTTGTTAATGTAGTTACTGTTGAAGAGTTCCGTAGTAAGGCACTCAAAGCAGTAGACTTATACTTAAAAAAACCTGAAGATGAACGCAAACCCTGTATGTTTGTGCTAGATTCTTTAGGAATGCTTTCCACAGAGAAAGAGATTACTGATGCACTGAACGATAAGCAGGTTCGGGATATGACCAAATCTCAACTTATCAAAGGTGCCTTCCGTATGCTCACACTCAAGTTGGGTCAGGCAAACATTCCTATGATTGTTACAAATCACACCTACGATGTCATCGGAGCATATGTACCTACTAAAGAAATGGGCGGCGGCAGCGGTCTCAAGTATGCAGCAAGTACAATCATCCATCTCTCAAAAAAGAAAGAAAAGGATGGAACAGAAGTGGTCGGCAATCTTATCAAAGCTAAGACTGCTAAGTCGCGTTTAAGTAAGGAGAATAAAGATGTTACGATACGTCTTTATTATGACGAGCGTGGTCTTGATCGTTATTACGGTCTTCTTGAGCTCGGTGAAATCGGCGGTCTCTGGAAGAACGTCGCAGGACGCTATGAAATGGATGGAAAGAAAGTCTATGCTAAAGCTATCCTCAAAGAACCAGAAACCTACTTTACCCCAGAGGTAATGGAAAAACTAGATCAAATTGCAAGGAGTGAGTTCAGTTATGGAGAAGGTTGAGTTCCTTGTATTAAAGAACTTAATCAACAATGAAGAATATCTGAGGAAGGTTGTTCCCTTCCTCAAAGGTGAATACTTTGAAGAATTCAAATATAAGATTGTCTTTGAAGAAATTTCTTCTTTTGTTAATGAGTATAATGAATGCCCTACTAAGGAAGTTCTAAAGATTGAAACTGAAAAGAGAAAGGACATCAACCAAGATTCCTTCAATGAGATTAGTAATCTGATTGATCATTTGGATGAGATTCCTGTTGAGTTTGAGTGGTTAGTCAGTACCACAGAGAAGTGGTGTCGGGATAGGGCAATCTATCTTGCACTGCTTGAGTCCATTTCCATTGCTGATGGTGGCAATGACAAGAAAACACCAGATGCCATTCCATCTATTCTTTCAGATGCACTGGCAGTAAGTTTTGATAATCACGTTGGTCATGATTATCTTGAAGACTACGAACTCAGATATGAGTCTTATCACAGAAAGGAGGATAAAATTGAATTCGACCTTGAATATTTCAACAAAATCACGAAAGGTGGTCTACCTAACAAGACTCTTAACATCGCGCTTGCTGGTACTGGCGTCGGCAAGTCTCTATTCATGTGCCACCAAGCTAGCTCCGTGCTGTTGCAAGGGAGGAACGTTCTCTACATTACAATGGAGATGGCAGAAGAGAAAATTGCTGAGCGAATTGACGCAAACCTCTTGAATGTTAATATTCAGGACATCACTGACTTACCCAAAGCAATGTTCGAAAGCAAGGTAAATAACCTTGCCAAGAAAACTCAAGGAACTCTGATTATCAAAGAGTATCCTACTGCTTCTGCTCATGCTGGACACTTTAAGTCACTTCTTAACGAACTTGCACTTAAGAAGTCATTTAAGCCTGATATTATTTTCATTGATTACCTTAATATATGTGCTTCCTCGCGGTATCGCGGGAACAGCAGTGTCAATTCATATAGCTATATTAAAGCGATTGCAGAGGAGTTACGAGGGTTGGCTGTTGAGGCAAACGTCCCTATCGTTTCTGCCACGCAGACCACTCGCTCTGGTTATGGTAGCAGTGATGTTGAGCTTACTGATACTAGTGAGTCCTTTGGTCTCCCTGCTACTGCTGATCTTATGTTTGCCCTTATTTCTACAGACGAACTTGAAGACTTGGGACAAATTATGGTGAAGCAGTTGAAGAACCGCTACAATGACCCCACCATTCATAAGAGGTTTATTGTTGGTATTGACCGTGCCAAGATGAGACTGTATGATTGTGAACAGTCTGCTCAGAGCGATCTTCTTGACAACAAGAAAGAGGAAGAGTATGATTATGAAGAATCACAAAAACCCAAGAAATCATTTGACGGATTTAAATTCTAATGGGACTAAAACTTAGAGAAAATACAGAGATCCAAGTAAGAGACACAGATGGTGTCTACTATGTGGTTCTCAATGAAGACGGTTCTGTCCGCTGTCATTGTGGATTAGAATCTGATGCTGTGATGATGTCACAGATGAATCCTGGGTGCTACTACAGAATTGCACACTATCCAGATCCTCCTAAAGTTGTAAATGTTTTCTCTCAAGAAATGGAAGCAGACAAACAACTTAACCCTCAAAATATTTTACCTGAATCTGAATTACAACCTTTGAACCTATGACACAGAATGTTGATTTTGAAAAATACAAGAACTTCGTCAATGAAGTCACTTCTAAAGAAAGCAAAGATTACTCGCATTTCACTGCCCGTCTCTTTGAACTTGAGAAAGAAGGTTTTCACTCCGAGCGACTGCTTACTGCTGCTGTAGGTATGTCTGCTGAAGCAGGTGAATTCACTGAAGTTGTAAAGAAGATTGTCTTTCAAGGCAAACCAGTAAACAATGATAACCTGTTCCACCTGAAGCGTGAACTGGGTGACATCATGTGGTATGTGATGCAAGCCTGTATTGGTCTTGATGTTTCTCTTGAAGAGATTGTTGAGATGAATGTTGAAAAACTGTTGTCTCGTTATCCTGAAGGTGCTTTTGATGTACACTTCTCTGAGAATCGTAAGGAGGGTGATGTGTGAGTAAGTTTATTATTTTCACAAAAGAATCCTGTGGTCCTTGTGGACTGGTCAAGAAGTATTTTAATGCTCTCAAAGATGAGAGGACTGATGTCATTGAAGAAGTTTATCTTGATGACTTTGCAGACACTCCAATCCCACAAGAGAATCTTGATCTTGCCAAGAAGTATGAAGTGACTGCTACTCCTGTTCTCATTATTATTGATGATAATGGTGAACTTCTAGAGACCTATACTGGTGGTATGGGTATCACTCAAAATATCAGAAAACTATTTGACAAGTACGAAGTATGAAAAATGTAACTATTGAAATGCCTCTCCGTTCTGCAGCAGCAGTTCGTCAAGTTCTTTATGAGGCACAGAAGGGATATGGTAGTGAGTATGTTCCTGAGCGTGTCTTTGAGATTCGTGAGGTGATTACTGACCTTGATGATTTAATTACACAGGTGCTAGAAAATGAAACTACTGACTCTTGAAGACTACCAAAAAGCAGGTGAAGAATTTTGGCCTAAGTATTGGTATATTGCCAAAGAACTGGGCGAAGGCGCAAAACCTGAGGACGTTCTGAAAATAATGGAAGCAATTGGTGGTGTTGCTTTGAAAATGAAACTAGAAGACAACTTGCCCTTTGGGTTCAATAAGAAGAAG